CGCGAAGCACACCCAGCATGTCCCAGTGCTCGGTTACGTCCTGCTTGCTGGTCGACCAGACTAGATCGTCGAGCAGCAACGCGAAGTCTTCTTCTGACTTATGCCGCTTTTGAAAGTACTTCATCAGCCCGTCCACTTCTTAAAAGTGTGGTATTTTTGCAACACGAAAAAATAAAATGCACCTTCAGCGAAGTTTTATCGCCGTACCCCGTTGCCAAAGGGGTTGACAGAATGCCATATTCAACCTTCCCAAGGAGGGCGGGTCTATATAACAAAGCTATGTTTAAGCCCTCCTAATTGTTAGTGTTTAGGGTTTTTAAGGTTTCTAAGAAAACGTAACCAAGAGTAAGTTTTCTAAAACACAGCGTTACTAAGTTATAGTAAAGTTTAACTGCTTAGTAAATTATACGTTACTTTAAGGGGGAATTGCGTCCAATGTCCAAGCAAGCAACATCCACGCAGGATTATCAGGTCTGGTCACGTAAAACTGCCATCTACGCGGCTGACATTGCCGTGCAGTACACCGCACTTGGTCTGGCTGGCGAAGTCGGTGAAATCTGCAATGAGATAAAGAAGGTCTACCGTGACGACGACGGTATCGTCACCGCCGAACGACGTGCTAAACTTATCGACGAGTTTGGTGACGTGTTCTGGTATTTGGCGCGTGTCACGGACGAACTCGATATTGCCTTACCAGATATCGTGGAGCGTAACATGGCCAAACTTGAAGACCGTTTATCGCGTAATGTAATTAGTGGTAGCGGCGGTGACAGATGAACGCCCCCGCCTATCGGTCGAACCTAAACCCCGTCTTCAGGTCAAAATTTTCTGAAGACATTTTTAATCTGAAATACCGTCACGCCGAAGCCGAAACCTGGGACGAGCTTTCCAAGACCGTGGCGATTGACGTTGCAGGGCAGTATCTGCACAAGGACGAGCTAGCGTCGCTTATTGAAATGATCCGCAATCAGGAGTTCATTCCTGGCGGTAGGTATCTGTATTACGCTGGACGTGANGTTAAATTCTTTAACAACTGNTTCCTGCTGTGCGCCGAAACCGACACGCGGGAAGACTGGGCGAATCTAGCGTGGAANGCAAAATCATGTCTTATGTCAGGCGGCGGAATTGGCGTCGACTATTCTATATACCGTCCCAGTGGCGCGACGCTTGGACGTACTGGGGGTACTTCGTCTGGGCCTATCCCCTGCATGAATATTATAAACGAACTTGGGCGGCGTGTAATGCAGGGTGGGTCGCGGCGATCCGCTATCTACGCTTCGCTGTCGGACGAACACGCTGACGTTGGTGACTTTCTCGAAGCGAAAAACTGGCACGACATGCCCGTTGGCTCCACGGGCTACAGTCTAAAGGACATCAAGGAGCAGGACTTTAACTTTCCCGCTCCGCTGGACATGACCAACGTGTCGGTAAACTATTCCGACAAGTGGTTAATGAACTATTGGAACACGGGCGACGTAGGCGAAACCTTCCAGCGTAACGTCGAGCAGGCTTTAAAAACGGGCGAGCCAGGGTTTAGCTTTAATTTCTTTGACAAGCGTCACGAAACCCTACGAAACGCCTGCACGGAAGTTACGGCGAACAACTCCCTGGCACCCGACGGTGGCGACGATTCCGACGTTTGTAACCTTGGATCGATCAATCTAGCTAATATCCCGAATATCACGCGGTTACGTGAAGTTATAGAACTCGGCACCAAGTTTCTGGTGTGTGGCACCCTCCGAGCGGATCTTCCCTACGAAAAAGTTCGCAGGGTGCGGGAGAAAAACCGTCGCCTTGGCCTTGGTGTCATGGGTATTCACGAGTGGCTGATCCAGCGCAACGAACTCTACAACGTCACACCCGAGCTTCATAAGTGGTTGCACGTGTATAAAACCGTTTCGGACGACGTTGCCGACAGGTTTACCGACGAATTGGACATCTCGCGTAGCGTTGCCAAGCGCGCGATTGCGCCCAACGGGTCCATCGGAATACTGGCGTCTACCACCACGGGCATAGAGCCGCTTTTTGCCGTTGCGTTTAAACGCAGGTATCTCAAAGGCACAGAATGGCACTATCAGTATGTTGTAGATTCCGCAGCCCAGCGGCTAATCGAGCACTATGGTGTAGCCCCAGACTCAATTGAATCTGCCCTGGATCTCGCCAAGGACTACAAACGCAGGATTGCGTTTCAGGCCGACGTGCAGTCCTACGTGGATCAGGGCATAAGCTCGACCATTAACCTTCCTGCGTGGGGTTCTGCTGAAAACAACCCTGACACCGTGAAGGACTTTACGGCGACGCTCGCGTCATACGCGCACCGTCTCCGTGGCTTCACGTGCTACCCAGACGGTTCCCGTGGTGGGCAACCGCTTACGGCAGTGCCGTATGCTGAAGCGACAAAGCAGCAGGGTGAAGAATTTGTGGAGGCTATAGACGTCTGCGACATTACACAGCGTGGTGGGGGTTGTGGCTGAACGACTTGTTGCTTGCTCTGCCATAAAATCTGCGATACTGTTTTTTTTCAGACAGGTTGCTTCCTCTTTGATCCCCTTGAAGAGTCGAGGCACCCCCTCCCTGCCTGTCTGTAAACTGCTGGCGGTGGTCCCCCTTGCCACCGCCAGTTTTTTTTGGAGGTGCGTGTGATGGTTTTATATATAGCAAGCGCCGTGCTCGCGCTGATGTTGACGTTTACGTCTGGAGCCAACGCCAAGGTGCCCTGTCGCAAGACCGAAGACGTCACCCGCCTGCTTAGTAAAACCCATTCTGAAAGCGTTATATTTTCAGCCGTTTCTGTACGGGGTCACATACTGCACGTCTGGACGAACCCCGACAGCGGCGAGTGGACGGCGACCATTGACCTTCCAAACGGCAAGTCGTGCCTCGTTGACACGGGTCCGCGTCATAAGATTGTAAAACCTAAAAAGGGGCAAGCTCTGTGAACCATGACAACGATGGCGTGTGGTGGGTGGGAGCCTGATTGATATGACTACAGCTAAAAAGAAAACTAAATCTAGGGTGAACGAAGCTGGTAACTACACCAAGCCTGCCATGAGGAAAAGATTGTTTAATGAGATTAAAGCTGGACCAAAAGGCGGTGACCCAGGGGAATGGTCTGGTCGAAAAGCGCAGTTACTGGCTAGAAAATATAAGAAAGCTGGCGGGGGATATACGTGATGGCCCTAAAGAAGTCGCAGAAAAGCCTAAAAAAATGGACCAAGCAGGATTGGGGTACTAAATCTGGTAAACCTTCAGCCAAGACGGGAGAAAGATACTTACCTAAAAAAGCTATAAAAGCATTGTCTTCTTCTGAATACGCGGCAACCACCAAGGCAAAACGTGCGGGTGCAAAAGCAGGCAAGCAATTCGTTAAACAACCACCTCGTGTGGCAAAAAAAGTTAAGCGGTACACATGAACTATCAACAATACTTTGAAAGCCTGCCGCTCAAGGCTATGTCATCCCATACACTCCCCGATCATGATATGCATCTTTCACCCACAGAAGCGGACCCCATTAAAGAACCAAGCTACTACAAAATACGGGTTTACAGCAGGCACGGCGGCGCTCACTGCGACATTGAAGCTTGGGATCTTTCGGACGCACTGTTTATTAACGACGCCCTGCTATGGAACACCATGAAGTATCTTTTCAGGGTGGGCGCTGGCGGTAAATTCAACGACCTTGAAGACCTAAAAAAGGCACGGCAGTACCTGGACCGTGCAATAAACATTCGAGAGTCAGGCGATGGTTAACAAAAAAAGGGACCGATCCCTTCTTCTTAGGCGCGTTGAACAAACCCGCAGCGACTATATGTCTGCGGTTAAGACCCTGGAAGACCTTGACTCGGAGTGCATAATAGAAGCCCATAGGAACTACGTGTCCATTAACAGCGCCTACCAGCGCGCGGTTCGCGAAGCGCACAAGATGCAGTCTCCGCTTACTTTTGGCTGGGGCTCGACGCTTTGACACAACCCCAACCGCAACCCCGACCCATTTCCCTTAATTCACTTGAGGACATCCAGAAAGCTTTACAGATTCTGGGCGACCGAGACAGTTCTGAAAAGTCTCACAAGAACTTACTGGACTACTGNCAGCACCTAGCCCCGCAGTACATGCGACCCAAGCANATAAANTACCTTGCTGAAAAGCTGGAAGCNGTAGAACGCGGTGAAATCAAGCGTCTGGCGATATCCATGCCTCCGAGGCACGGGAAGTCTGAGCTTGCTTCAAACTACTTTCCNTCGTGGTTTCTTGGCCGAAACCCCAACAAATACGTCATATTTTCTACATATGCACAGGAACTGGCCGATGACTTTGGGCGTAAAGTTCGTAATACTCTGCGGGACGATCGCTACGGTATGGTTTTTCCCGATGTAAANCTGGACGACACGTCGCAGTCTGCCCGTAGGTTTGGCACAAACCGTGGTGGCGCGTACTTCGCGGTGGGTGCTGGTGGCGCTATCACTGGTCGTGGCGCGCACCTGCTCATCATTGACGACATCATCAAGGGGCGCGAAGACGCCGACTCTATGGCGATCCGCCGCAGCGTCATAGACTGGTACAAGTCCACCGCCTACACCCGCCTAATGCCTGGGGCGGCGGTCGTTATCATCGGCACACGCTGGCACGAAGATGATCTTATTGGTCACGTTNTAGAAAACGCAGAGCATGAATCCTGGGAGGTTGTGTCNCTNCCNGCNNTTGCCGAAGAAGGCGACACGTTGTTGCGCGAGCCTGGGGAAGCNCTCTGGCCTAAGCAGTATCCTGTAGAACGGTTATTGGACATAAAGAAGACCGTTGGCTCGCGTGAATGGGCGGCGCTGTTTCAACAGTCACCCAGCGCGGAAGAAGGCAATATCTTCAAGCGCACTTGGTGGCGTTTGTGGAAAGACATTGAGCCTCCCGAGTGTGACTATCTTATACAGTCCTACGACACTGCGTTCAGTTCATCAAAGCAAGCTGACTTCACCGCCATTCAGACGTGGGGTGTTTTTTCGCATGACAACAAACCAAACGCTATATTGCTGTCGTGTTTAAACGAGCGGCTTGAATATCCAGAACTGCGTGATCGGGCCAAGGAACTCTACAAAAAGTGGCGTCCAGACATGGTGCTCATTGAAAAGAAAGCGTCTGGTCAGTCTCTATTGCAGGATCTTCGGCGAACAGGTATTCCAGTTACCGACTACATGCCTGACCGTGATAAAGTCTCTAGGGCGCATAGTGTGGCCCCCATGGTTGAATCGGGGCAGATATGGCTACCGCAGAACAAATTCTGGGCGGAAGACTTCCTGAACCAATGTTCTGGTTTCCCCAACGCTAGGCGTAAGGATATGGTTGATGCGTTTACGCAAGCGATAATACGCTTAAAGAGCGGGTACTTTCTACACTATGGCGAACCCGAAGAAGACGACTTAACTACGTCACGTAAGAAACGATATTACTGGTAGTTGCTTAAAAACAGTGCTGCTGGTATTGTCCAGGCATAATTTAGGAGCATTAAATGGCTGTTGATCGCGCCTTGGAGCCGTTGCTCATAGAGGGTATGGACGCTCTTGACGATGGCGTTTCTACAGAAATAATCATAGAAACTGATTCCGAAACGGGAGTGACGGAAGTTTCTGTTGATGTAGTCCCTACGTCTGAGGCTTTGGTTGATCATAATGCTAACCTTTCAGAATACCTTGATAGTCGCGTTTTGTCTGGTATCGCTTCTGATCTCGTTGAAGCTTACGAGTCTGATCGTAGCTCCCGATCTGAATGGGAGTCCACTCTTGTTGAAGGGATGGATATTCTAGGCGTTCGCCTTGAAGACGTGACGGAACCTTTTGATGGCGCGTGTGGCGCTCACCACCCCATGCTGCTTGAAGCATGCTTGCAGTTTCAGGCTCGCGCCGTTTCTGAAATGTGCCCCGCCGACGGGCCTATAAAAACTAAGATCGTAGGCGAAGAAACGCCTGACGTTCTGGCGCAAGCCGCTCGTGTGCGTGACCACATGAACTACCAGATCACCGAAGAGTGCGAAGAATATTTCGACGAGATGGATCGCATGCTGTTCATGCTTCCGCTGGTCGGCATAGGCTTTAAGAAAACCTACTATGACGAAGCCATGGGTAGGCTGATGTCCAGGTTTGTGCCAGCGCAGGACTTTGTTATTGACAACGAAGCCACGGACCTGATGACCGCCAGCAGGTACTGTCACGTACTGACTATGGATTCTAACGACATCCGTAAGCTGCAAGTCAGCGGCACCTATAGGGATTTTGACGTAGGCGAAACCCCGCAGTTTGATCGGGGGATGCTCAACGAAAAGGCTGATGAAATAACGGGCATAACCTACACTGGTTATGGCGAACGCCGCCGCGTCCTAGAGTTTCACGCGAACATTGACATCCCAGGGTTTGAGCATCTTGGCGAGGACGGGGAACCCAGCGGTATTGCATTGCCGTACATTGTGACTATAGTAGACGGATCTAACGAGATACTTTCTATACGCAGAAATTACCGCGAAGATGACGACAACTACGCCAAGCTGTCGTGGTTTACTGTGTATAGATTCCTTCCAGGTTTAGGCTTCTATGGTCTTGGATTCGTTCATGTTTTGGGGAATTTGCAGCGTACTGCTACCGCCATACTGCGTAGTCTGGTGGATGCGGGGCAATTCGCCAACTTGCCAGGGGGCTTTAAGGCGCGTGGTATGCGCGTGTCAGGTGACACGCCAGTTTCTTTTGGAGAGTTTCGAGATGTTGAAGGCGTTGGTGACGACATTAGGAAGTCGATCATTCCTCTACCGACTAAAGAACCCAGTCAGACTTTGTTTTTGCTACTCGGCAATATTATTGATAACGGTCGTAGGCTATCTTCCGCCACAGACATTCAGGTAGGCGACGCCAACACCAAGGAAACGCCTGTTGGTTCCGTCGTCGCGATGATGGAAGCTGGTCAGCGTCTGATGTCGGCGATACACCGTCGCCTGCATAGGGCGCAGCGCAATGAGTTTCGCCTGATGGCTAGGATCAACAGCGAGTACACCGACTTTTCTCGGTACACTTCTGGTAGCGGTGAAATTAGCTCTGCTGACTATGACGGTCGCGTAGACGTTATCCCTGTGTCGGACCCGAATGTGTTTTCTGAATCCCAGCGCATAATGCGAGCGCAGGCACAGTTGCAGCTAGCGCAGCAGTTCCCGATGCAGCATGACTTGGCTGCTGCTCTTAGGAATATGCATGAAACGATTGGCACAAAAAACATAGACGCCGTCCTGCTGCCTGATCGTGGTCCGTTGAGAGCAGATCCAGCAACGGAAAACTTTTCGTTTATGCATGGCAA